CCTGGCTTTATGGAAAAACTAGGAGATTTATCATCAGATGAAATTATGGGCGGTCTGCAAGGAATACAAGGTTTGTTAAACATAATGTCTCCTGAAGAAACTCCTCTACCAGCACCCTCGATAGCTAGAGCATCTCCAGGATTAAGTTTAAGCGTAAATCCTTATGAAGATTTATATAAAAGATATGGGTTACTAGGGAGATAAAACATGGCATTACCATTATTAGGACTGTTATCACAAGGAGTAGGAGTTATTGCACGACAAATAGCTAAATCTCCTGCTGCTAGAAAAAAAGCACAAGAAATAATATCAGGCAATATAAAAAAATCAACAGAAAGAGGTTTAATACCCACAGCAAAAACAATGGGAGAAGGACTAACAAAGGCACAAAAAGGCTTGTTAGATGATTTTGCAAAAGCTCAACCCAAAACAATTCCAAAACCAACAGGTAGAATGAAACTTGGAGAAAAGACTAGAGCAGCACAAGCAGCAACAGCAGAAAGAGAAGCTGCCGCAGCAGCACAAAGAGAAGCTGCAAGACAAGCAGCAATATCTAAACAAAGATATGAAACTGGGCTTTCAATGGGTCTCTTAGGTACAACATCACTACCTTTGTTTTTTGGCGGAGAACAACCTGTACCTGAACCACAACCTGTCGTAGAAGAACCCCCAGTTGTTGAACAAAACCCAAGATTAATGCAATTATTAAATCCTAGTTATGAATCTACAGGCAAAGAACTTTTAAATGCAGCGTTGTTAAGAGCAGGATTAAGCATGGCTAGTGGAGGAAATTTAAAAAATGTTGTAGATGCTGCTGCATCAGTTGGGAACTTTGAAAATAAATTTAGGACAGGAGCAGAAGCATTTGATGCAGGTAGAAGAAATCTTGGCGATGCCGCAAGAGTGTCTGTTTTTCAAAATGAAGATGGAACATACGGATACTCAGGAGGGCAAGAAGGAATATCGCCACTATTAGGTTCATTTTTAAAACCAAACACAGAACAAAATATAGGAAAAGGTCGAGTTATAACTCCTGAAATAATTGCAAAGTTTAAAGCTATGCAAACTAACGCAAACCTTTCTGATGAAGAGTTAATAGAGGGTCTAGTAGAAAGAGGTTTTGTTAGACCTGGAACTGCAGAAACAACAGGAGGGGTAAGTTAATGGTTGACTTAGCTATACCTGAAGAGTTTAGGATAAAAGAAGAAAAAAAAGATTTAGAAATTCCTGATGAATTTAAAATTCCTGAATTACTGGATGAAGATAAAGTATATCTACCATCAGATGACCCTAGTGCTGGACAAATGGCAGGAGCATTGGCTACTGAAATAGTTATTGCTGAGGGGGGAAGAACAGCAGGAGCTGCGTTTGGTCCTATAGGATACATTATAGGAGCTTTAGGTGCTGGTGCAGCAGGCTCTATAGCAGCACAAAAAATAACAAATCCTAATGATATCTCGGAAGGAAGGGTTATAGCCGATGCACTAATTAATTTAGTTCCAGGATTAAAAGCTGCAAAAGGAGCTAGCGTAACAAAAAATGTTTTAACAAGACAAGCCCCAATGGGTGCTGGTTTTGCAGTAGCAGGTATTTCAGGCGAAACTTTATACGATGAGGGTCGATTACCCACAATAGATGAATTGGCTTCAGCAGGAATGACAGGAGGTTTGTTAGGCGGAGCTTTAGGTTTTACTGGAGCAGGAGTAAATAAACTATTAACAAAGTATGGCGGCAATTCAACAGAAGAAATTACCAAATTAATTAGGGAAAACGCAGACCCAAATTTAAGAAAATTTTATAAAAATTTAAAAAACAGAAGTGAAGAATCAATAACTGAAAATGAAAAATGGGCTCAAAACGCTATATTGCAAACTAGAAAAAGTTTAACTGATGCCAACATTATACAAAGACAGATGCAAAAAGAGTCAGGGCAAGGACAATATATAAACAAAGATGGTATCTTAGAATTACAAGAATATAAAGACCCTAAAGACAAGATTATAACTAGAGATGACCAAGACTATTACCAAGCTAAAAGACTAGCTGAAGGTAGAATTGATGGTCAATTAGAATTATTAGTTAAAGAAGATAAAATAATTAACGATGAGTTAACACAAATAGGTGCTAAACTTTCAACACCAAACAAACCTATAACAGCTAAAAATTTATCAGACAGTGTTGATGAATACTTACACGCAAAATATGCTGTAGATTATAATAAACTTAAAGGCAAAGATGGTGCGGCTGGTATAACTACATCACAAGCAAAAGGAATAATCAAAAAATTTCAAGAAACAGGTTTAGAAAAACAATTAGCAAACCCTATAAAAGTTTTAAAAGAACAAGTAGAAAGAACTAACAAACTTGCAGTAGAGGGAGGGTTGGTATCACAAAAAACATTAGATGGTTGGAAATCCAAATATGGCGATAACTATGTTCCCTTGCATAGAGTATTCGATGAAGATTTGCAACTTAAGTCTGATGCACCAAGCGAAGTAAGATGGAGAGGTATATATGATGAAATAGGAAGCGAGTTAGAAGTAAGGTCTATTAAAGAAAATGTTTATAGACAACTGGCAGACATAACAAGAAGAGCAGAATTAAACAAAGCAAACTTAGCTTTTGTTAAATTAATTAATGCCCCTGCCAATAAAGAAGCTGCAAAAGGTATTATTAAACAAGTCGATGGAAAAAATTATGGCAAATTAAAAGATGGTTTTGAAAAACCTCCATCTGATGCAACTCTAACTTACCTCGATAACGGACAAAGAAAGTATTTAGAATTTGCTGATGCAGGAGTAGCACAAGCCTTTAGAGGCACACCACAAAGCGACATGGGAAAATATACAAAAGCAGCATACACATTTGCAGCAGGAATGAACAGAAGGTTAGGAGCCTTATATACAAGATTCAACCCTGACTTTGTTATACCAAATTTATTTAGAGATAGGACAGAAGCTGCCGTAAATAACACTGTAAGATTAAATGCTAGACAAGGTGCGGCAACCCTTAACCCTTATAAAGCAATAAAAAATGATATGACTATCATAAAAAGAAAACAACTAAATCAGCCTGCTAGAAACGCAAAAGAAAAAGAATTATACAGATTGTACGATGAATTCAAAGAAGATGGTGGAAGCGTTGGTGGTCTAGCAGCAACAACACAAGAAGAACTTATAGACCAAGTAAACAAATTGACTGACAATTTATCTTCAACTAGCCCAACTAGATTAGGAAGAAAAGTTATTGATGTTTTTGATAAAGTTAATAATGTTTTTGAGGATTCCACAAGGTTTGCTACATATAAACTTGCAAGAGAATCAGGAAAATCAAGACAAGCCTCTGCTTTGGCGGCAAGAGATTCATCTTTTGACCCAAGACTAGGAGGTACTGATGTTAATGCTGTAAGAGCAGCTTATCTATTTGCCAACCCAGCTATACAAGCAAGTAAAGTATTTTTAAAAAACATATTCAGAAACCCTATGAAAATGGGTATGCCTTTTTTTGCGACTTTAATGGGAATTAAACTTGGCTTAGACAGGTGGAATTCTTCAATAGACCCTGATTGGGAGGAAAAACTTAAAACAACCACAGGAAGTGATTTTGTTAAAAACAAAGGTTTGGTTTTTCTAACAGGCACAAAAGAAGATGGTTCTCCATCTTATGTAAGTTTGCCTATAGGATACTCTATGGTGCCGTTTGCAGTTGCAGCAGATTATGCACAAAAAGCTGTAACAGGAAAAGAAACTACTGAAACATACGCACAACAAGTAGGAAATGTTATAAACCAATTAGGAGAGGCTTATATACCTGTTGGTCGTTCTGCTGTGCCAACACCGCTAACTCCCTTTACAGACTTAATGACTAACAAAGATGGGTTAGGTAGAACAATTAGACCTGAATGGTTAGAATCAAAAAACATGGCTGCAAAAGAAAAAATGTTTCCGTTTACTATGGATACTTATGGCGGAGAGTTAGCATACGGAATGGCAGAACAATTAGAAAAATTTGGATTAGAAACCTCGCCTGAAAATTTAAAATATTTATTTGACAAATTTACTGGAGGTCCAGGAAGAACAATTAATAATTTAGGTAAAATTACAACAGATTTGCTGAATGGAAGAGAATTAAAAAAATCAGAAATACCTGTTGCAAGAAGATTTTTTGGGGATGGGTATAAAGAAAAGTTTGAACAAAGAGCAGGAGTAAAATCAGAAGTAGAAGAATTTACTAGAATAGACAACACAGAAAGAGCAAGAGAAGGAAGGATTGCTTCTCAACTATTTAGACAGCTCAAAGATGCAAGAGACAGCAACCAACCTGAACAAACAAATGACATATTAATGGATGCCATTGAAAAAGGAATTTTAAACGAATCAATTATTAGAAAATTAGAAAGAAGAATAAAAGATGATGCCAAAGGTTTAAACACCCAAGACAGAAGGGTAAAACAATTAAGCATTTCGAGAAGAGGACAATATTTATTAAATCAAATAAAGGATAAATCTCTTGCAGAAATAAGAGAATATTTCAGCGAACAAACAGCAAAAGGAATCTTGACTAAAAATGTAACCGAAGATGTAAACTTTTTAAAAG